GACATTAGCTGATTTTTGCACAGGTAACTAGAATCGTCCAAGACCTAGCACGTCATCGGATATTAGACTGAAACGAAACGGATGTCAGACGCATGACCCTAAAAGGACGATATTCTTTAATAGATGCGTGTTTAGTTAACTAGTTTAGATGCTTCAATTACATTCAATCCTTTAGTAAGCCCAAAATGATACTTAAATAAGAAGACTGAAGTTGGATTTACATCAGTGGTATATCGGTCGTAAAAATGATACAATAAATTTGCTGTTAACAAATCAGACGCTGAGTCACCACTATGATCCTTACGTGTTAAAAGATTAAGTACTGATGAATTGAAGCTGCTATGTAATGTTAAATAAGCTAGAGAATGTGGCACGAATGCCAACTCACAGTAAGAGTGAACAAAATGTAACGTCTGTGTTTTTTCAAAATTTGTGTACATAATCCGAGTGTATTCAATAATGAATTTTTTATAACCGATTGATTGTGAACCAAGGATTAAATGAAATACTCGATTGAATGCATCTAAGATACTTTCTCCATCTACGTCACCAGTTTGTGATGTGTTCGGTGCAATCAAACTTCCCATAAGCGTGTCAAATAAAGATTCCATCTCATGCTTGTCTGCTCTCTTACCCGTTATGAACTGGGACATAGCCTCAAAATAAACATCATCAGTTAACATTTCATCATTTATTTCAAAATCACTGTTTTTAAACAAATTAGGCGTTAAATTCAACAAGAATGTTAAGAACCGTCCGTAATCATCACTATCAATTACAAGTAAATGAGGATATGTGTCTGACATCATTCTTCCAATTTCAGTCTTACCTACACCTTTATTTCCAATCACTTGAACATCATGTCCTTGCTTGAATACATTAATTAAATCCTTCAAACGGATGATTACCAAATCATCTAATGGAGAGAGTCCAGTTCCAATCAATGACAATCTAAACTTATAGCTTTTAGGATTAAAGACCAGGGGTTCACCCAATGGCAGACAATTATTCAGAACATGTTTAATATTTCCTGATTTTGCTTCGATACTATTCTCAAAAATAAGTTTTTGAATGTCGGTTTTGATCGCAATAAATGGTCTATGGTCATCAAGTACAGTCCAGAATCGACCAAGTGTTACATTTGTTACGTCGTTTTTCAAAACAATAACAGCATAGTGTTGTGAAGGGTCAATACTGTCACGAAAAATTTCACGTGAAAGAAGGCTGTTTGTGATGTTCATTCTTAATAATAAAGAAGAAATCCATGGCGGCAGTGATTCAACTTCTGTTGCTGTCAAATCATTAACATAATTATAAGATAGAAAGTCAAATCTAACTAAAGCCATACGTTTCAGGAAGCCATAACTTGTCTTTTCAGAACGGGGATCAAAGTAATATGTTTCAAACTGCTTAGAAAAGTCCAATTCAGTAGTTTTAATTATTTGACCTAATAGCATTTTTGAATTAAGGAAAAATTCTAGTTCATTAAACGTCATTCCATGATTTTTCTTCAATGTGTAAAAGTTGTGGCATTCAGAAGGTGGGTCAAACTGGTAATTGACATTCGTCATCAACACAATAAAACCAAGATGTCGGATCGGGTTGGAAAATAGATCAAAATATCCATTCATACGGCTAAATATTGTTTCGAGGCGGCTAAAAGCAGAGAGTAGTTGGCATGTTTTGAAAGGTTGTCTGTTTGCCTTGGCAAATTCGTCGGCTAGTCGTTCTTCGTATTCAATTAATGGTCTGGGGTGCGGTGAGGCTTGATTTAAATTCGAGGTTATTTTTTGTTTTTTAAGTTTGTTCTGGTTTCTGTGGTGGATTGGGTTGTTTATTTGTTTTGAGTTCCATAAATTAAAGAATAAAAGTCTTAAAGAGATCAGCGTGTCGGTTTCGTCAGTCATCTTCAGACAGTGCAAAAAAAACTT